CAATAAATCCATGAATATAGCTAGCTGATTCGGGAACCGACTCGGCAATGCTTGCAATCTCTTGCCAGGAATGCCTTGCTTCTTGTTTATATTTTTCATCACTCATTCGCAATCACTCCTATCTTCCCAGAAATTCTGATACTCCGTACTCACTAAATAAATAATATACGCCAATCCTTGCTCAGTATTAGGCCCTCCCATTTTATTAAAATGAGCTGAATTACTATAGGCTATAAAGAGAGCGAAGAGCTGCTCATGGTGTTCGTTGTTAAACTGCATTATAATAATTCCATAAAGTTAATTATCTTCGAGTATGGCTTTCCTGGTATCTCTTTGGGATAAACAATTCCATTTAGCCCTATTACTAATATAAAATCACAATATTCATTAGCGGATTCAGATCTCACCCTCACTAGCTTGCCATCTAGTATGGCTTTCTTAACCTCTATCAAGAAATATCTTCCGTTCTTTATAGCAACGATATCAATCGAGTTGTCATTTTCATGTTTCTCGTTTACGGCAAAGCCCATATTTTTTAAATATTCCCTCAGGTCGCTCTCTGAGTTAATCAGCTCGATACTCATTTTAATTCTCCTTATGTTTTATTATCCGTCTCACTAACTCCAACTTGTGCGCCTTCATTAGTCTATATTTTAAAAACTGTACATTAACACCAAAGTGCCTAGCGAGCGCGCTCAGTGTCCTATACATCGGAGCTGTAAATATCACTTGATCGATATTCAATTTAAAGCTCTTTTGATATCGAGAATCCATAAGGCCAGAACAACTATGCTTGCGAAGTTAATACAAAACATAATCGTAACAAGGTTAAACAGCGTTTCTGTGTCCTTACTCATGTATCCTCTTTAGAAACCCTTGCGCGCTCACAAGGGAGTGTAATTTTTAAAACATTTTAAATTTATTAACCTGAGCGCAGGCTTAAATATTAAATAAGTCAATGTGTTCATTCGTATCTAGTTTTTCAATGTCCTTTTTTACACCCATAGGTGTGTCTTTCTTAGTCTTCATAAACTGCTCAATGTTCATAGTCTTTGAACACTTCTTGCAAAACTTGATTAAGCCGTCACCGTAGGGCTCTGGACTCCAGTCGGTCCATGCATGATTGTCTTTACAGTGCGGGAACTTCCTCAGCATTCTGCGAACACTAATTTTCATAATTTACCACGGGAAGACTTCGCTGGTCTCAGGAACAAATTCCCCCAACTCCTCGCGCTCTTCTCTTAAGTAGCAAGCAAAACAATAGTCAACGCGGATTCCTGCCATTTCGCACTCTCTTAGTCCGGTGTCTATGTCGCATTTATGGCATTTGATTAGTCGAATAACCTTAATTCGTGGTGAATTAGATTCATGCATGTTGTTCCCTTTGAAGTGGTTAGGCATAATTGATATAATTGGTTTTTTAAAAGTTCAATACATAATTATTATAAATATAAGATTTACATTACATCAATAACTTGCGCCTTTTTTAGAGCTATGTTAAACAGGAACCAAGCGGGGCATGTATCCAGGTTGTTGTTCTTTGAAGTGCGCTACATATCTTCATAGCCTCGCTTTTCTAAAATATCTTCACACCACATTGATATAAAAAAGAGACCGTAGTAAGTTCAGCTAAAACCTGGAGGTATTTATGGAAATGATCTTATCAAAAGATGATCAGTTAAATGTATGGGAATTTGCAGTTAAGTTAAGTAAGTCAAAAATGATCCCCTCGATCTTTATCGGTAAACCCGAAGACGTTTTCGTCACGATGCTCTATGGAAAAGAGCTTGGTCTTAATCCGCTCATAGCTTTAAATTCCATCTGCGTCGTGCAGGGCCAGGTAACTCTCAAGGTTCAAACCATGACCGCCATTGTGCTTAACAAGCACCCTAAGGCGGTTATAGACATCAAGCAAGACGAAACCAAGAAGGAAGTTGTTGTCACCGTTAAAAGGCATCCTGAAGATGTTGCTTATACCTCTACTTGGAACATGGAAAAAGCTAAGGCAATGGGACTTGCTGGTAAAACAAACTACATCACCCAACCGCTTACCATGTTAAGAGCTCGTGCCTTGTCTGAAGCCTATAGAGTTAAGTTTGCAGACAGCTTGCTGGGATTCTTGTCTAACGAAGAAATGCAAGACATTGAAGTGGCCCCGGAAAAGTCACTGATACAAATCATGAATGAAAGCGCAGAAATAGACAATCCAATTCCAGAAGAGGAAAAAGCCGTCGGCCCGCTTTATAGATTCCAGAACTCTAAGTTTAGAGGGAAGCAGTTCTACGAACTAAGTGTTGACGTACTTGAGGAATTTGCGGACGATTTAGTGAAAAGAAAAACTAAAAAGCCGTGGGAAGTTGCACTTGAATCAACAATCAGAAGTTACCTCGTTAACGTCAAATCCGGCATCTACACAGAGCAACTCGCTGAGCTTAGAGCTGAAGATGAGGCCGTTGAGTCTTAATCATGCCTTTGCAACATTAAGAGACGGTCGAAGAGTTAGAAGTCAAGAGTATTCAAAATGGGCGGCCGAGTTCAAAGCGAACACCGCCCCTTATTTAATGGAGATAAAGCGATTCTTTAGAGACTATCGACCAATCACGCAGGCACTACATGCAGAATTGACCTTTACAATTCCCAATCTCTATACACTCAAAAACCAGGTTTCCAATAAATCCGGAGACTTAGGCAACCTAGAAAAAGTCATTTTTGACAATCTATTCCTTCACGATATCGACGACGCTCAGGTGGTTAGCCTATTACTCAAAAAGATCAACGGAGACAAGCCGTCAATCAAGATTACACTCTACACCGTTCCCAGGTAACAATTTCACACCCCAAAACATCCCGCCGCTTTCATGATAAAATTAATCAACTTCAAAGGAGATTATATGAGACCAAAATCAAGCGCATTTTACTACGAGCCATTAGAATGTGAGCAATGTAAGTCAAGAACCGACCTTATGATGCATCCATACGAAGAAGATGTCTTATGCTCCGACTGCGTAAGAGAAGCCCTTTTAAAGGAAGACCTTGAATTGGAAGAAGAGGACGAATACGAAGCGTTGACGTTAGAAGAAAGAAACAAATAGGAGAAAAACATGGATTTAATTAAGCTTTCAGAGACAAATAAGGAATTTCCAGTTGACGCAAGGGACTTGCACGCCTTTCTAGCTATAGAGACTCCATGCTCAATATGGATTCAGCGCAAATGTGAAGACCTAGAGGAGGGATTGGACTTTGTAACAAATTTGTTAGAAAGCGGCGGGCGCCCCATAAAAGTTTTCAACCTTACCATTGACGCCGCAAAGCACTGCTCAATGACAGAGCGCAGCTCTAAAGGAAAACAAATAAGACAGTGGTTTATCGAGAGAGAAAAGCTTGCCTCTAAACCAATGAGCCCGACTGAGTTAGCCTTGTGGAGCGCGCAAGCTCTAGTTGACCAAGAAAGACGTTTAAAAGAGCAAGAAGTACGGCTCGTCGAAGTTGAAAAGGCCGTCTCTTACGATTCAATACACCAAATGGTACAGGATTCATTAGAAGAAGAGACTATTAACGTATTTCCAAGAGAATGCTCAAAACTTGAGACAATCAGAGAAACCGTATTTGTCGGAATCTCAACATCTATTATAAGCCAATTCCTAAACTACCTTAAGCACCCAACGAAAGAGTACAAGTTCAAGATGGCCGACAATGTACTTAGATCAATTACAGTATTTAGCAATCATGGTCTTGTAGATGCCTTTAATCGCTTTAGGTCGGAGTCTATGTTTCAAAAGACGACTAAGCAGAACGATCAATACTATCATCCTATCGTTGGAAACTATAGAATCAAAAAATGAGCTACGAAGCAAATGAACCATGTATCGTGACTAAGTTGGAAGGTCGCGGTCTTGTTACCTATCATCACTTACTCACGAAAAAAGCATACCCTGAACATAAAGACTCTATTTGGAATTTAATACCAGTTTCGCAAAAAACGCACAACGATTTTCATAATCACGGGACTGCTTATATGGCCAACAAATATTCATCTGTAATGGAGTGGCTTTTATCTAATGGGTGGTATGTCTGCGAATTAACTGGTAAGTGGCGAAATCCTAAAGCTTAACCTTTTCTGTCTTGATTTATTATAAAATCCTATCTATCGTACTTCAAAACAAAAAAGCCTCTTCGCTAAAAGAGGCCTCAACATATTGCTTAAGGTGGATAGACCTTAGAGCGAAATCTAGTAAGATAATTACTACATCTCATTCTAAATATCAACACCTCTAAGTAATTTTTACAATGGAGGATCGATGAAAATCACACAACAATTTTTCGAAGAGTTCCTGGATGGCAACGACGACATCCTGGAGCTAGGAATGCGGGTTTTAAAGCTCGAAATCCTGTTTAGGGTACATAAGGGAACTATTCCTCTTGGGACTCTTTTAAGGTCGTTTACAAGCAACGACATTGAGTTCTTCTTATCTGTGGGGGTTATGACTATTGATTCTCGTTACGCCTATGACACTAATGTTACATATACAGAAAATAGCAATATACACATGGGGTCTTATCCAAGATCAAGTCACGGAGGGTGGTAAATGGGATTAGTTTTAAAAGGAAGTATTACTTGTTTAACTGGTAGCGATAATGAAAAGCAATTAAAGGCCATTCTTCATATTGGCAAGTTTGATTACCAGGTTGAACACCAAATTGAGTACGTTAAACATAAAAGTGTTTCTATTAGTTTTAGTAAGGAATTGCGCACAATAGAGAATGAAGATTTGTTAAGAATAATAAATTCTTTTCGCAAGGAAGCGAGGTTGCAATGAAGTGGTTCAAGCATCAATCAAATGCATCTGAGGATAGTAAAATAGCAAAACTTGAGGACGTAGCTGGCTTAGCTGGCTATGCGGCATATTTCAAAATACTGGAACTTTGTGCGTCGAACTGGGACGAGGTTTCGGAGCCAGTCTTTAGTTTTAGCGCGAAGCAAATTCAACAAAAATTACATTTAAAAGAGAACAAAACCGAGTTTATTCTTAACTTAATGTCTGAGTTAAATTTGTTTCAAGTTAGTTTCAAACCAGTTTCAAGCCAACTCCAAAGTAGTTTCAAAGTAGTTTCAAACCAGTTTCAAAAAAATAAAACGAATTATAATATTATAATCAGCGCTCCTAAGATGGCGGAACTAAAGAAGAGATATCAAAAAAAAGACGTCGCAGAAACCAAGCAACGACCTTCCTATCAAGAGAAAGATAAAGATAAAGAGAAAGAGAAAGAAAGAGAGAAAGAAATTCCTGCTAACCCGCTGAGCGTTATAGAAACAGGCGACATCCCGCACCATCTTATGCTGACGCTAACCACAAGATTCAACTACCCAGAAAACATTGTGCGAGACGTCGCCGAAGACGCATGGTTAAAGTTTTTAGTAAATCAAGATCCTGATAAAAAATGGGATAGGTTTCTCACGTACTATTTTATTAACGAAAAGGAATCAATAAGAAATTTTATTATTGCTAAAAGCAAAGCTCCGCCCAAGGAAAAAACGGTGAATGAGTGGATGGCCGAAGTTGAGGCCGAAGACAGGGCAGAGCAAGAAGCGCACAGCAAGCAACGCGGGGGTTTGTCCGATGTTTGAATTACCGCCAGATTTAGCCGAGGTTCGATTACACGAGCAAGCCGGTAGGGTAATGCATTTTGGCACCCGATATCGCTTCCTACAGGCTATTAACGGCCTTAGACCGGGCTGTATACACGGACTCCTGGCTCCAAGTTCGATGGGCAAGTCAACTTTGCTCAGATCGATCATTGCCGACACTTCAGAGATTAAAAAAGTGGGGATAATTCTGTCTGAAGAAACGCCCCTAGAATATTCGTCTGGATTTGAAAGACAAGGGGAACCTATATGTTGGGAAAATGTTAAATATGCAAGCGAGACAAATATAGTTTCTATGTATGATACCAAGGAAGAACAGCTTGATGCAATTGTCTCCTTTGCTATTGAAAACGACATAAAAGCCTTGTTCTGGGATAACGTAACAACGGGTGGGATATTAGGGGACACGGTTAAACCAAATCAAATGGCCGTTCTCTTAGATAGACTTAAGAAAAACCTAGTTTTAAACCAAATTGCATTAATGTTTATTGCTCATACCAACAAGAGTGTAAAAACAGAACAAAACTATCAATTCCAAGGTGAAGACGTACGCGGATCGGCCCAATACTTTATTAGAAGCGACTATTTCTTTACTCTTCAAACAAAAACCAAGAACGATGAAAAAATTACATTTATAAAAATTGCAAAGAACAGGTTCCATCAACCAAAAGAGGCATATTATGTGCTTGAGTTCGTAACAAACAAATATACGCGGGACTTACCCGTCAAATATTCAAAAATTCAAGAGATATTTGAAAAGGAGAAGAAGAAAGATGAAACGACAAGAACGAGCTATCAATCATATTCCAGAAGATGAGTGTTGGAAGGTAGTAGGAAATAAGGCGCACTTTCATATTGGCAAAGAGTTTGTTTATTATGAGTTTAAAGACGCTCGCGAAGCTGAAAAATGGAAAAGCGAGCGATCTATTGAGAATCGCAGAACTGGATTCATAGAAGACTGGCAAGCATGTAACCCGGATGGGACTTTCAACTTTGAAAAGATGGCAAAGCTTAAAAGGTCTATGGGAATTGCCCAAGGAAGACCCGAGTCTGTTGCTGAGATGATTGGCATTAACGACATGCTAGGAAGAAAGACTGATTATGAAGCTATGGATGAAATACAGATTCACTCTCCAAACCTTCCAAGACCTAGATGGGATGGAAAAAGAGTCGATAGAACAACTAGAGAAATGAAACTAGAACAGTTGGTTGGAACGGCGAAGATACCGCCATATTTAAGAGAGCTGTTTCTATCAGAAATCAAACTAAGCACGGATACGGCCAATGCTCACTTGAGAGATCGCGCGCGGCTTTTGGGGTTGTTATGAGAACATGGAAGGAATTAAGTGAAGAGGAGAAGAAGGAAATTTGTGATTACCTAGATCTCCTAAAAAAGTTTAACGAGAATCCAAGCAACTTAACCATAGATCAAAAGAGGTGGGTTTTGCAGCGTGCTGATTTGCCAACCTGGCTAGTCCCTTTAGATGTGATCGAAAAGCACTCGCTTTAAGAATAGACATTTGTTATTGACATCCCATCCGACTTCTCGGAAACTTATTTACATGACAACAACACAACTTAGAAGCCTTAACGACATTGGCTCACGCCTTAAATGGGTGCGCGAGTCGCTTGGGATTACTAAGTCAAAGGTTGCTTTAGACAACAGGATGGCAATTTCTTCCTATTCAGACAGGGAAAACGGAATTAGAACTCACTATCCTGAGGAGTATAAGGCACTAGCTGAGTACTTTGCCCATCTATGGAAACTGAAGTACACGAAGAATCACCCAATGTTTAACGGCAACGAGATTAAAGCAATCACAACTATGTGGATTATGTTTGGAGTAAGTGAGTGAAGGTAGAAATCAAGTCAAACGAAATTGAAATGGTTCCAGTCAATGAACTTATTCATCATCCAAAGAACATGAATGAGCATAGCGATGACCAGATTAACAGATTGGTTAGATTAATTGAGTACCAAGGATTTAGAAACCCGCTTGTTGTTCAAAAAGGAACCAATCTAGTTATTGCAGGAAACGGACGCTTAATGGCGGCCAGAAAAATGGGATTGGCCTATGTACCGGTTACTTATCAAGAGTTTGATTCTGAAGCTCAATTATATGCCTACATGACCTCAGATAATGCAATAGCCTCATGGGCGCACCTTGACCTAGCAAAGGTAAATACCGAGATGTTAGACCTAGGACCGGACTTTGACATAGACATGCTTGGGATAAAGGACTTTGAAGTAGAGATTATGGATAAATTGGATTATTCAAATAAAAACCACGAGATTGATATAGATAATTTTGGAAACGATTTACAACATACTTGCCCAAAGTGTGGGTTTGAATTCAATGAGTAAGTATATTCCTAGTTATAAGTGGAACTTAACTGACCTTGATAAAGTCGAAAAGAATGGCTTAAAGGTTTTCTCTTGTTTTGCTTGTGGTGGCGGATCAACGATGGGTTACAAGCTTGCTGGTTTTGAAGTGATTGGGGCTAACGACATAGATCCAGAAATGGCTTGGCACTATAAAACTAATCACAAGCCTAAGCATTATTTCTTAGAGGATATCAGAAAGTTCAGACTAAGAAATGATTTACCCAAAGAGCTTTACGATTTAGATATATTAGACGGCTCTCCTCCATGTTCGTCATTTTCTATGGCTGGTGCTCGGGAAAAAGGTTGGGGGAAAAAGAAAGTATTCAGAGAAGGACAAGCTGAGCAGGTTCTTGATGATTTATTTTTTGATTTTATCGAATTAGCTAGAAAGCTTCAACCTAAAGTAGTAATAGCCGAAAATGTCAAAGGAATGCTACAAGGAAATGCAAGAGGATACGTTAAGCAGATAATAGGCCTATTCAATGTGGCCGGATATGATGTGCAATTATTTCTTTTAAATGGAGCAACAATGGGAGTTCCCCAGAAGAGAGAGCGTGTTTTCTTTGTTTGTTCGAGAAAAGACTTAAAGTTTCCACGTTTGAAGATCGGGTTTATTCAGGCACCAATATTAGCTAAGGATATTTTAGAAGAGAGTACGACCGGTAAAAAATTATCAGAGAAGAATAGAAAATTATGGGAATGGTGCAAGCAAAAGAATAGGAAGTGTTTTGGTGAAGCTCACACTGCTATTTTTAAAAAAAGATCATCTTTTAATCATCGATACTCGTCATTAAATGATGTGATAGATACGATTACAAGCTCTGCAATGCTCACTCATCCAGTTTATCCAAGATATTTAAACGACAGGGAACTAAGTCTCGCTGGAAGCTTCCCACTAGATTACGTCTCGCGCTCAGAAGTTTCCTATATGATAGGAATGTCTGTCCCTCCTCTTATGACTTATGGATTAGCTAATCAAATTTACCTTCAGTGGTTTAAGGAGAAATAAGTGGCCCGACCTAAAAAAGACTTAGAGAATATTGTTTTTGATGGATGGGATCAACTAGACGCGCTTATAGTTTGGGCTTCAGAGGTTTATTGTGCAGAGAAGCTTGGGATCAATATCGACACTCTTGCAGCTAGAATTAAAGAACGCTCTGGGTTAAGTTTTTCCGAGTATAAGCATAAAAAGAAAGAATCGCTTAGGATCAATTTATTAAAGAAACAATATGATGTTGCAATGGCAGGAAATGTTTCAATGTTGATTTGGTTAGGTAAAAACGAACTTAATCAATCAGACAAGCAAGAGCTAAAAGCAATGAATGTAAACACTGATATAGCATACGAAGAATATCTTAAAACACTTGGAGACAAATAATGGCTAAGGCGGACGCAAAGGAAGTTAAGGACAATATCAACGACCTTCCTTTATTGAGAAAAGAGTTTGAACGCGGGCAGATGCAGACACGAAAGCTTACTGCTTTAAAGGCAAAATTAATTGAGCTTTACATGGGCGAAAAGCAATCTGCTAACGAGTTTGAGTTAATGCTCATGATACTCAAGAGAGATCGCTTAAAGGGGCAATTAAACGACGCTCATATGGAGTTATTGAACGGTATCGACATTAAGAAGTGCGAAGAGACTTGCTTTGTTAAAGTTGACAACGCTCCGAGGGTTCACCATCTGACAAAAGATCAAATATGCAAATACTACAAAGACAACGACACGGACAGATTTGTGGTCTTTGTTGAAATCAAGGTGCCGCCTAGTCACCAAATGACTTACGACCTATTAATGAAAGAGGCTCGCGGACACTTTCCAAGCGAGGACATGTATCCAAAAGAGCGCATTCGTTTACATAGACTTGATTTAACGGCAAAAGAGTTTCATGCTTGGTTCCAAATTAACTCAGACGACATACTTGCAGCAGATAAACCAGAAGAATATACATTTTAAGGAGCTATATATGACAAAGAAAAAAGCAGTTAAAAAAGAAGTGAAAGAAGAAGTTGTTGAGTGTCCGGTTGTTGAGACAGTCAAAGCAGAAGAAGTTAAAGAGGCTCCAGTTGTTAACATTCAGATTCCAGCATCGGTTGTGATTACTAATTTGAAAGTTAAACTACAAGCGATTCCAGGTGGATTTCGTGAAATTGATTTAGCAATCGAAGACGCTTGTCTTGCACTAGACCGCGCACTTGCTCTTTGTAACTTCATTGAAGCTGCACAAGCAGATTTATTGAAAAAGAAGAGATAGTTTGTCTGATCTTCTTGACTTTAAATGGTATGCCCCGCGTGTTCTTAAGATTCAAACTAAGAGCAATGGAATGCAACCGTTTAAGCTCAGGAAGATCCAGCTCAAATACCTCGACCACTTAAAGAACGACTTCCCAGATGGTATCATTAGAAGCATTTGTCTTAAGGCCCGCCAAGTGGGCCAGTCTACTTTGATTGCGGGAATTAATACTCATAATACAATCACACGATACAATCACAATGGCATTGTTATGGCCGACAAATATGATCGATCTCAAGCGGTCTTTGGTATTTACAAGCGACTTATTACGAACATACCAGATAGACTAAAGCCAATGATTGCTAAGTTTAACGATCATGAAATCATCTTCGATAACCCAAACTCGTTTCAGCGAACAACTAAGCCGGGATTAGGATCAAGCTTAATTGCAGAAACAGGAATGGATCAAGATGCCGGGAAGTCGGCTTCTAGGCAGTGGGCGCACTTGTCAGAATATGCCTTTTATCAGTTCTCCAGCGAAATTGACCAATCGGTTCAAAATTCAATCCCACTTGCAAAGGGGACAATGATCGTTAAAGAGTCAACCGCCAACGGAATGGGAAGCACCGGGGAGTCTTTTTACAATCAATGGGTAGCTGCTGAGAGAGGGGAGTATTTATATAAGCCATTCTTTGTTGCTTGGTACGATGTCGAAGATTACAGAATGAATGTTCCACGTGGATTTATTCTTGATAAGGAAGAGATTGATCTTATTAAAAGGTGCCCTGATATTACCAATGAAAACCTAGCATGGAGGCGGTATAAGATAAGCGAGATCATGACGAGTGCGGACAGCTACCTCACGCCTTCTGAACTATTTAAACAGGATTTTCCAAGCTTTCCAGAGGAGGCGTTTCTTTCGTCTGGTAATCCTGTGTTTGATATTGAAAAGATCAATAGAGACATACTTAAGCTTAAAGCCAACCCTCCTCCGCTTATAACGGTTAAGCACACTAAGAAGTACATAAGCATGTATGCAAAGTCCTTGAAGGTTTACGTTATCCCAAAAGCAGGCGAAAAGTACTTTATTGGGGCGGACGTTGCAATGGGGCTTCAGGGTGGCGACTATTCACACGCAAAAATCATAGATTCAAATATGCGAGAGGTTGCCAACTTCCACGCCCACTTAGACCCAGACCATTTCGGAAGAATATTGGTTGAGCTGGCCATGACATATAACAGAGCACTGATTACGCCTGAAAAAAATGCAATGGGCCACACAACCCTTAATGCCATTAAAGAGATGGGCTACCTAAGGATTTATACAAGCGCAATCCAGGACGAGATTGAAGAAAACAAGCTAACCCACAAACTAGGATGGACAACAACCGCAAAGTCAAAACAGGTAATGTTGAACGCCCTAATAGCATCATACAGGGATGGCGAAATCGAGATAAGGGATATTGATACATTAAGAGAAATGTTAGGAGTGACAAGAGAATCCAATGGTGATGTTGTACTGAACTCGAAAGACAGAATCGTGGCAACTTGTCTGGCCATTATGGGAACAACTCAGGGTTACGAGTCCGCAACTGTCTACAACCCAGACAAGCCAAAGAAGTTAATCTTTGAAACCATGGACAAATCACGCGAAGAAATAGCAAAATTAGATAAAAAGAAAAAGAGCGTGTTTAGCTTGGAGGATTACTAATGGAGATATTACTTTGGGCCGCCATTGTTTTGTTGTTTTGGATGGGGATTTACAACCTAAGACTCATTACCGAACTAAGCGGGGAGCTTCGCAAGCACCAATATGACCATATTTATAAGAGAGCAACTGAAACAGAGATTGAAACTGTAGTCCACGATACAAAACCAATCAAGGCAAAGATATTCAGCCCGGCAGGCGACCCAATGAGTGAATTTAACGGCAAGAGAGATGACTGGTATGGAGACGAAAATGCACGATAGAATTGTACAAATAGCAGTAAAAGGTGAGCAGTTGATAGGCATAACCGCGACAGGACATCTTGCCCGCTTCGATGAGAACCTGGGAGCCTGGATTATCAGAGGAAAAGCTGAAGTACTAGACAGTAATAATAAAATTGTGCTTGATCATGTCACCACTAACAATGTTCCAACAACAAGAGGACTTCCTGTCGAAAGACAAGAGGTTGTCGAAAAGACTGAGTGGTGGGAGCTGGTTCTCGTTGTGGTCTTAACACTAGCACTAGCAGTATCAATTGTTGCTGGCTTCATCTACGACTGGTAGGCCCTTAAAGTAATCACCTGACTTAAGTGCATCGATCTCGCGCCCTGATAAGTAAATACCAGAGTCAACCGCTGCCTTGATCATTGCATCGTTGCTAAAAGGGTTCGAAGTCTTCGTCGAGTCTTGGGGCGTGGAATCGTTTCCGATCTCGACTAGTCTTAATTCCTTCAGCGCCCTCCGGTACTGGAACGGACATGAAATATACATACGAATGTTTTCTTGCCAGCCAGGAACGAAACCATCTTTCTTGTGTTTTTTTTTCGCCTTAGATTTATAGTACTCAACAATTTCGTCGCATCTCTTTGTGATGTTTTTGCATCCAAGAGATCTCGCTCGATGAATACTCATCTCAACCTTAGCGCCATCTGGTAATTCAAACTCAAATAATCCTTCTAGTTCACTCATTACGATTTCCCGAATATGTGTTGTGCATTGTACCCCTCAATCTTACCTTTAAAGATATGCAAAATGAAGACACAAAAAAGCCCGACGATGATATGAGTATGGTTTCGACTGAGGAATCATTAAAGATTGCAAAGGAAGCCAAAAAGGAACTGCAGTCATACCGCAAGCCGTTTGAAAAAGAATGGGAGCAATATGATGACGCCTACTATGGCAAGCAACACAAGACGGGCGAAAACGTCAAGACCGTCAAGAATCACATCTTCAAGATCATAGAAAGCGAAGTCCCTATTCTTACGGACGCTATGCCAGGAACGCTCCTCACTGCTTCTCAAAGCTCAAAACAACCTCAAGCTGACATGCTCGAGAAATCTATTAGATGGGTTTATCAAGACCAAAATCTTCAACTATTACTGCCATCTCTAATGAGATCGGCCCTTATGAGTGCTCCTGGTTATATTTACGCTTTTTATAATCCCGATGCTGACAACGGCGACGGCAAGGTTGAGTATAAACAACTCCCTTGGAAATATGTTTGGCTAGATGGAAACGTCGGCTCTCTTGATCACGCTGAAAAGATGCACCTAGAAATTCCTATGCGAAGAGAAGCACTCGCTCGCTCATGGCCGGAATTTGCTAAGGAGATCAAGGCAACCAAGGGCGGCAAGTCTATGGTTGACGACTCTGGGGATGACAACTTTGAAAGAAGAGACATCTCTGGGCGTGACGCTGCTATGGGAAAACCTAAGGCGTACAAAGCAAAGGATATTCTTAACTACAACGAAACCTGGATTAAGGATTACTCACTAAAGAATATTGAACCTGAGGAAACCCAGGAAGAAATAACAGAAGAGACAGAGCAATTTAAGAACGCTGAGTCTCCTGATATCACTAAGTGGGAAAACCACAAGGAACATAAGGCAGCTCACTATGCTCAAAAAGCTGAGTTACTTGCTGTCGTTGGACTACCTCCAGAAGCTTCTTATGAAGAGGCGAGTGCAAAGGTTGATGAGATCCTACAAGGAAACCCTCAAGCAGCAGAGCAACTTAACAAAGGTCTATTGATCGTTAAGATGATTGAAAACCATCTCGAAGAACACGAGGAAATGGAGAAGATCAATCCTACTGGTCAAGAACCTAAGTTTGAAGACGGTTGGAGAGTTATCAAGTGGATCGAAGGCGTTATTTTATATGACGGTGCCAATCCAGAAGAAAATGGGATGCTTCCGATCGTTCCATTCTATTGCTACAAAGACGAAACAATCTACGGGTTCGGTGAGATTAAAAACATCATCGACGCCCAAAGAACGCTTAATGATATGGACTTTAGAGAACTTGAGGGCCTTAGGCTAACAAGTAATCCAGGATGGATCGGAGACACAGAGGCGGAAGTTGATGCTGAGAAGCTCACAAATGCCCCCGGAATCGTTGTTCTAAAGAAACGCGGTACAGAGTTAAGACGTCTTGAACCCGGGCAAGTTTCACCTCAATTAGAGCGCAGAAAAACCCTTGATCAACAGACAATGGAAATGATCTCAGGGCAAAACGAAGCAACCATGAATGGCAGTATGCCACAAGGGAATGTTTCGGGCATTACTGTCCAAAAGATCCAAACTCAAGCAGTCGGAAGAATCAGATTAAAGAATAGAGTATTGGAATATTACTCAATGAAGCGCCTTGCCTCATTAACCGCAAGCCTAATCGTAAATAACTGGACAGAAGAGAAGGTTTTAAGGTTTAGAGGCGACTTTACCAAGATCGAAGAGGTTGTTTACAACCCTCTCGAGGTGGAAGACCTCGATTATATCGTTGAAATCTCTCCTGGATCAATGGCAGGAGTAGATAAGGACGCGGTCAATGCAGTTTATATGATGCTACTTAACGGCGGACATATAACAATCCAAGAATTCCTAAAAGTTGCAGACATTCCTAAAAAGGACATGATCATCGAGTCTCTTGCTCAAAGAGATCAACAAGCAGCTCAAATGCAACAGATACAAGAACAAGCTCAAACTATGCAAGCGAACTACGAAGACCAACTTGCACAGCTACAAGAACAAAACATTAAACTTAAAGGAGCTATGGATTTAGGCAGAAGTGCCTCAGTCGATCTTTTAAGTGGTGACGAAAGGAAGGTCTTTGAAAAGCAGGCGAAAGAAGCCTCTATCAACTCTCTCATTGTTCCAAATGATTTAATGAGCGTTCCACAGGCAAATGAAGGAGCCATTCCGGCCAACCTAAATAACCAGGGACTATAATAATGTCAGAAGAAAAAGTATTCGACCTAATGGAAGCAGCCAACGAGTTAACCGCTGAAGACAGCGGAACCGACGATGTTTCAACTGAGGTCTCCGATGTGGATGGACAAGCGGAAACGAACCCATCAGAAAACACAGAGGAAGCAGACCCCAGAGATATCTTAAACAAGGTAGGACAAGAAGCTGTAAGTAACGAAGCCGTTGCACAGGCAATTGAACAAATCAACCAAATGGGTGCCATTCATAATGGATTGCCTATTAAGATTGATTCTCCCGACCAGTTGAAAGAGATCATTCAAAAAGGATTCGATTACACCAAGAAAACAATGGCCCACGCGGAAGAAGTGAGGCTAAAAACCGAAGAGTTTGCTCAAAAAGAGGTCAAATTCAAGGAAACAGAGCAGGCACTTGCCCAGAAAGAACAAGAGATCAGCGATGTAGTTAATGACAATAACATCATTACGAGCATGCTTACTAAATGGCAGACTCAAGATCCTGAACTCTTCGCCTTTATTCAAAGTGCTTACAACCAAGAACTACAACAATTCAAGATGCAGCAACCAGTTATTGCTAAATACGAAGGGCAGATTAAAGAACTGCGCGAGCAATTTAACAATTTCGGGAAGAGCAAGCAGACCGAAGAACTAGCATCGATCAAACAAGGTTGGGAGAGTGAGCTTGGACAAGTCCAGGCAACTGTTGCGGCAAGTTTATCAAAGCTAGGAGTGAAAGCGGATTGGGAAAAGGTCAAGGGAGTATGGTCAGCAGATGCAACAGGAAAAATGAGCGTTGAGGATGCATTTTACGCTGCTTATGGAAAAGAAATAGCTAAGGCCAATCAGAGTTATCAGAAGCTTTTAGCAACTAAATCCAAGGCAAACGCAAGCGCGCTTAAACGATCAGGCGTTTCATCTAGCTCTAGGGGCGAAAAACAAGACATAGTCTTTAAGGCTGGAGACTATGAAAGTATGCTTAGGGATTCAATTTAATAATAGGAGTATCAAATGTCATTATCAGTAGGACAAGTACAAGCATTAACCGTAAAAGGTATCGATGCTGAAGGCGGAGTAAAAGACGCTATTTTCAAAAACCACGCTTATTTAAACAGACTTAAGAAAAACGAAGGTATCTATTCAGGGGAAAAGAAGACTTTTCCATTCAACTATGTTGATGATCTTGATACTAACGGATCTTATTACCAAGGTGCAGAGTCTTTATCTTTAGACATGTACGATCCATTCACTGAGCTTTCATTCGACCTAATCGAATTGCAAGAGTCTTTAGTAATCACTCACCGCGACCTTGCTAGAAACTCAGGAAAAGAAGCTCGTCTTAACCTCGTCTCTGAAAGACTTAAGATGATGGAAATGGCAATGAGACAACGTTTTACTAAAGGGATTTTCTCTGATGGTACAGCGGCAACAGGTGCTCTAACAACTAAGCAATTTGTTGGTGTTCAAGCGTTCTTAAAGTCATCTGCAGTTAACTACGGTGGAGTAACAAGTACAGATGTTTCTGTTCACGTTGCTTACGTAAACTCTAACTCTGGAATAAACAGAGCAGTTACTTCAGCTCTTCACCAAGCTACTCTAGGTGGATGTTCTGAAGGTGACGAAAAACCAACTCTTGTTATCATGAGACAAGGTGTAATGAACTCTTTCATAGAGCTTCTTAAACCTCACCAAAGAACGACAAGAGAATCTACTCTTGATAATCTTGGACACGGTGGAAACACTCTAGTTTACTCTGGAATCGACCATATCGTAGACAACCTAGCTCCAGACGCTTCAATGATCTTCTTGAATGAAAAATACGTTCGTCTTTATGCTCACCCTGAGTACAAAATGAAACGCGTCCAAAAAGAAGACCTAGAAACTCAAGATGCAATGTTACAACGTCTTTTCTACAAAGGTGTTTTTGCATGTTCAGTCTTGAGATACCAAGGTTGGTTAAAAGATATCACGCCAACAACATAATAAACGGGGGAGAAATCCCCCTTTAACTTTAGGAGAACAAATGAAAAAGGTATTAATAGGTTTATTCGCACTAGTTTCAATGAATGTTCACGCATTCAACGGAACAATTGGACGTGGAGCTGCTTTAAGCTACGACGGTACAGTTGACGCAAACTCAATTGAAAAACAATCAATTAACGTAAAGAACTCTCACTCAGTGAGCATTCCTGCTGGTTCAGCAGTTACTCTTGATCTTACTGCAGACGATGGTGCTTCAGTTATCATTTCTGCAACTGCTGGATTGTCTCCACTTTGTATTATGGAAACTGCTTGTGCTGTTGGAGCAATCTGTGCTTGTCAAACTAACGGTAAACTAGACACTGCTCTTTTTGACGTTGGTGCTGGTTCTGCTGTTGCTGGGAAAAGATTCTACATGTCTTCAGTTAACGCTGGTTACTTAGCTGCTCGCGCTGCTGATGTTGCTACTGAAGTTCCTGGTGGGATTTTCTACGATGCTGCTGCTGCATCTGGTTCGGTACAAGTTTACATTAAACTTTAAGGGGTATTTATGGCATTTTCAGCGACACTTAAAAGACAATCTCTTATGGGTAACGTAAGAGTGGAAGTTTGGGAACTGAACTTTGCATCTGTTACAACAGGCACTTTTAATGCTGGTCTTGGAACTATCGACCATGTTTCATTTAACAATGGAACTAGTGAAGCTCAAGGTCTTGTTACAAAAAGTGGATCTGCAATAACTGTTGCAAGTGTAACGTCTAACGACGTCGGCACAATCATGGTTGTAGGACTATAATTAAATGAGAAGCGCGATTGCACACGTTTTAACCTGCTTACTGATTGCCTTATTGCCTGTTTATAATAGGCTGGCCTCTGTCGATATGAATCGGACGTCGAAAGACAATCTGTTTGTAATGGTATGTGGATTAATAGGCATAATGTTTAACTCTCCTAAAAGAGAGTTGCCTTTAAAGGCGTGGGTTACGATAGCAATCGCGTTTCTTTTTCTAGTGATCAATCAGCACATGGTTGAGTCGATCAATGTCATGTTTCATGGATTCTACTTATGCGCGGGCATCTTCTTCTTTGTTCGGTTCTATGAGTGCTTCGAAGCCAAGTACTTTTCATGGATATTGAACGCTATTTGTATCGGTTCACTGATTCAGGCACTAGTTATCTTCTTAAATGGACTTGGTTACTCTCCAGAATATGCAGTAATGAAGCTTTTCCACTCAGACATCCAAGTAATCGGCGAAGTTGCCGTTAAGTTTGGGTTATCGAGTGGGACTTTTGGAAGCAATAATATGTCTGGGGGCTACTTAGGTATTTCTTTGATCGCTTTCAACCGCAAGAACTGGAGATGGGCACTGCCAATAGCAATAGCGGCACTATGTTCAACTGGTTCATCACTAGGAATCCTTACAGGGCTCGCTGGGTTTGTCTATTACTACAAGGGAAACCTTATCAAGAAGAAATGGCTTTATCTCTTATCGATTGTTTCGATGTTAACAGTCTCTTTTACTGGCATGAATGGCATGGACAGTGGGAGATTGGTAATATGGAAGGAACTGATAAGCAAGTTAAGCATGAAGGCATGGCTTATTGGCAACGGAGTAGGTTGGTATGCAGATCAAAAGATTACATACAAGGGCGCAACCGTCGTTCAAGAGCATAGTGGCTTCTTGTCTATCGTAACGGCCTTTGGGTTAGTGGGATTGATTACATTCCTCTATTTCCTATACAAGTACGCAATCAAAGACGACAAGTATCGCGTCTTTTCAAGCATTGTATTTGCAGCATTCTGCAACGCCTATGGGCACTTCTCTGTTCAGCAATCAACAATGATGATTATTATATTGGTAGTGGTCGCAGTGTGTGCGGCAAAGGAAGAAAATAATGAGTTCAACCTACAATGGTGAGGCATTACAAAATGAATTTGTACGCAAGTATGGATTCAGAGACAACGCTGCAAAAGCAAGAGTTCTTTCGTGGATAAACGACATCCAAAAGGACATTGCAAGCTCACACAAATGGCCGTTTCTTAGATTTAAAATGAAGAAACAGGTTGTTTCAGGCGACCAAGAGATATCAATAGCCCCACAAATACCAACAAAGGCAACCGTGGCAACTGCAAACGGCGGTTCTTTGACGGATAATACGGCTTTTAGAGTTAAAGTCACGTTTGTCCTATTTGATGAATCGGGAAGAGAAGTTGAATCATTGGAGAGTGAGCCATCAACGGCATCGACATCTGTTACAACGGCAACCCCTAACCTTTCACTAAGCTTAACAGACATTGATCTCTATGATGGGACGGCAACCGTAAAGCCAGCCGTTATCCATAGAAGAGTCTATTTAAAGGAAGGTACTGGGAGCTATTTCCTGCATACTACGATCGAAGACAATACAGCTACAACCCTCACGGTCTCAAGTGCCGCAAATTCGCTAATAGAGCCTCCAGAATACGCCCTGGTATCATGCATGTCAGGCGATCCGATCATTGAAGGGAGCGGAAACTGCTTAAGTGAGAATTCCTTGGATGACATCCTAAAATATGATCCAGGATTGACAAGCACAGGCACTCCTTACTATTACGCAAGAACGACAGACGATAAAATCTTTATTTACCCACGACCAAGCTCAACTTATACGCTTTCGTACTGGGTTTATAGAATCCCATCTCGCATCTTCGCCGATGGTGACCGGGCAATTCAACTTCACCCTTCGTTA